ATTCCTTTTTTCTATCATCATTTTGATGCATAGTAATTTGTGAATTTTTAGACATATATTTTAACGTATAACCGACAGAGGCATCACTAACATTGCCAATATGATAATTACCAATAGACTTATTATTAAGAGCCCAAGCACGTGCAATGTTGTTTCTATTAGCGTTAAAAAGAATAATATGATAATGCGGACGCTTTTTGGTTGAACCATATTCACCAACCGCATAATATTTAAGTTTTTCATTTTCTAATTTTCTTAAACGTTTAAAAAACTTTTGTAAATCTTTTAAATCTAAAGTCATATAACCATTTTTTGTAACTGGTACAAATTCAGTATCATAAGTTAAAGTTACAAAAAGAGCGGACTTACTCCGCTCTTCTTCTTTCATTAATCTAAATGACCAACCACTTGTTCTACGTTTTTTGCAGGGGGGACATTTTCCACATGGAAATGGTATATTTTGGCCTTTAAACTTTTCTTTTTTATAAAAGGGTGTTATACATCTGCTACTCATAATTAAAACATTGGTGTACCATATTTAGGCATTGGACGTATAGCTTTAATTTTATTTAAAACATGACAATATAAACTATCGCCAGCTGGATCATCTACTGCAAAAATACGTTTAGTAGGATTACATTCAACAAATGAAGTACTTAATGAAGGTTGACTATCAAACTTTCTACCTAAATGCCAATAATCTAAAGTTGTTCTAAAATCACCAGCAACTCGACTTGGCATGAATTTATACTCTGCATACCTTGGTACATAACCAAAAGTATCATTTGAAGTACTAGTATAAGCATAAATTTCATTATTAGTAACTTGTTGTTCACCAATATTTGCAAATGAAGGCCAATAATATTCTAAAGTATCATTTTTCAAAAAAGTTTTAGGAATACCTTGCTGATATGCAGTTTTAGGCATTACAGACATAATACCAATAATATAACCATGTTCTTCACAATAATAAGAACCTGAACGTCCTTGACTAACAGATATACCATGACCAGCCATATTGCCCTGTGGTAAACCATCAGTTTGACCAGTTGTATTAACAATCTCACTAATTACAACTGGAGACTTTACACCTGTAATATATTCAGGTCTTTGTAAACGTTTATCACTACTTTTAACACCAAAATGTGTTAAAATATTCTCAATATAACGTGTACCACCTCTAGCATTTTTTTCAAGCCATTCTTGTAATCTAAAAGCACGTCTTAAATCGTTAATTGTTGTAGGTTCAACATCCGCTTGTATTTCAGGTACATAAAGACCATCTGATAATGGACTAGGTACACCACCATTTACATCATAAGTTCCAGTTACTGCCTGAACATCAGGTGAACCACTAGAATTTTTACCAGCAACTTTTGTCCATGGAACATCAATTGTTCCTAATGGTATATCAACAGCAGCACCTTTTTGTGCAAAAGGTAAAGAAGCAGTAAAATAATCATGTTCCCAAGCACGTTTTCTAAGATCAGTTAATTCTCTAAATCTTGCTGCAGTTGTAACATTATCACCATCATTTAGCTTATAATTTACTGGAGTTACTAAATTTTGATCTCTGTAATATTCATTATAAATACATTGATATGCTGCAAAAGGTAATGCATTTATATTAGTAGATGTAGAATAATCTGGAGGTGGTGGAACACCTAAATAATCAGCTGTTTTAAATGAAGTTGGATATGTAGATGCAAATCTTTTTTCAAAATTAACAGAAGGTAAATAAGGCATAACTAAACCACTATTAGCATCAGTTATAAATTTTTCCCAATTTGACCATATAATACGATTAGGTACAAAAAAATAATGCATACTTACATCCATACGATGCATAACTGGAGCAATCATTGGTGCAAATCTAATAAGACTTTCGCAACCAAGTTCAAACTTGTCTCCAGGTACACACTCTAATGTTAATATAGGTGTCAAATTACCCATATCTGCACTTAATTTCACGTCATGCGTGAGATCAAAGACATTCTTTTTTGGTCTTTGTAACTTAATGGAATTGAATAAATTTTTTCCCATTGTGTTTTTGTTTTTTTTTTAATAATTAATTAATGGGGGTGACTAACCCCCAATTGTTATAGTCTAATTCCGCCACGTGATACATAGTATGTGCGGCTTACTTTACGCTTGCCATAACCGCGCTTTCGAGATGAGCGGCGATATGAATTTCGTCTTCGCATTTTTTTGTTTTTAGTTTGTGATTAAAATATTTAAATAAGGCTTGTTCAACATACTTTTTTAATAACTCTTTTTCAGAATTATCTGAATTGTTATAAAATTTTATTAAACGTAAAATTTCATCTTGTGAATATATTCTCATTGTTAAAATATTTTACTTAATAATATCTTAATAATGTCTTGTGCAATACCAGTACCTATACCTATATTTTCTAAAGATTTTCGCATTCTTAACTCAAATTCTTTAATACCATTAGTTGTATTTATACCATTACCAATTGCCTCTAAATTAAGTAAAGTTTGTTCTCCAATCTTCTTTTGAGTTTGTTGTGTTAATTGTTTAAAATCATTATTTACTGATAAAGATCTAATTTGTTGATCAATTAATTTATTTTGTTTTTCTAACCTTTGAGATTCCAAAGGATTAGTAACATTCTTTTGACCTCTTTCTTGTCTTTTTAAATTAACTCCCTCCATTGCATTTTCATAAGCAGCAGAATTTGCTTGATTTTGATAATATACTTTATCATATAAATCATCTTTTTGAGCTCTTAATATATCATTTTGTAATTCTTGGTTTTCGTTACGCAACTTTAAACTTTGTTGCTCTAAATTACGACTTGTAATATTGTTTGTTTTACCTAATACATCTAACATAGTTTCATCTATTTTAGGTGCTACAAAATCGGTTGACCTTACAGGTGCAGCCTCATTTGTTTGTTTGTATATAAGGTTCGGGTTTAATCCCGCTTCCTTAAATCTTTGCATTTGTTGTGCTGGGTTATTATATGCGTTTAATCTATTCCAATCCGCTAAAGCGTTTTGTCTATTTTGATAATTAGTATACATCTGTAATCCAGTATTTAATAGTGAACCACTACTTGGTAGGCCACTTTTTACCCATGTTCCTAACGTTGACCATATACTCATAATATTCGTTTTTTTATTGTTTTTTTTAACACTATCCTTTTATTTTGTTTTGTTCCTTCGTTGTTCGTCGTACCTCCTCCGCCTCGTTCACTTTCCAAATTTAAGGATTTGGTGTCAATTAGCACTAATATATCAAGAGTGATTAGTGCTAATTTACTGACGCGCTTCGCTTGTCTTACGAATTATGGCCATGCAAGTAAACTTGCACAGCCCTAATTCATTAAGAATTGATGTTTTCAACATCTTGTGATTCAATATCTTGAATCTGTTCAGGAGTAAGTTTTGACTTACTCTTTTCTACTTTTTTGCTCTTTAAACGCTCTTCGATTTCAGCAAGTTCTTGACGAGCAGCTATTTCAAGTTCTTGCCTTTCAGCTAAATCGAGTCTACGAGGATCAATACCATCGCCGTCTTCTCCTTCCCAAATAGGTTCATTTGAACCACCTAATGGTAAACCATTAGCATATCGTTCTAATATTTGTCTAACAGACATTGCTTGATCTGGTACTGTAAGTGACTCGGAAAAATCCTTTTCATTGTCATTAAATTCAGTAGCATTAAAAATGTTTCTAATTTTCATAAATAATTTGATTTTCTTTCTAATTCAGCGTTTTTATGCATTTTTTTAAAAGCAAAAATATGACGCTCTGATAATACTTTTTCTTGTTCTGTAAAACTGGAAAACTCTTTTGATATTTCCGAATCTTTTTCTTCAATTATTTTACCCATATATTCATTAATTTTAACCTTTTCTTCTTCAGAATACATTTTGTCTTTATAATATCTCGGCATTGCAATCTTTTTTCCATCTTTGATTGGAACATACATACGTTGTTCCAAATTATTTTTATGCCAATTTATCATTTGATTTGTCAAATAATTACTACCTAAACCTTTACTCATAACACTAAATTCCTTTTTTCTATCATCATTTTGATGCATAGTAATTTGTGAATTTTTAGACATATATTTTAACGTATAACCGACAGAGGCATCACTAACATTGCCAATATGATAATTACCAATACACTTATTATTAAGAGCCCAAGCACGTGCAATGTTGTTTCTATTAGCGTTAAAAAGAATAATATGATAATGCGGACGCTTTTTGGTTGAACCATATTCACCAACCGCATAATATTTAAGTTTTTCATT